CCTCATACATGTGAAGGGGCTTTCTGACCTCGGCAAAGCGTTGTCAGAGTTCAGCCCAAAATTTCAAAAAAACGTCCTTCGTGGCGCGTTGCGCGCAGGCATGAAGCCTGTCCGTGTGCAAGCTCGTGCCAATGTGGTCAAGCAATCTGGCGTACTCGCCAAAGGTTTGAAAGTATCGACCGACTCGCGTGGCAAGATGGTGTACTCCAAACTCAAGACGAGTGGCGCGCATGACTTCATCGCCCGCTTCATCGAGTTTGGCACAGCACGTCACTGGATCAGTTCCAAGTCGGGCAAAATGTTGCGTATCGCAGGTACAAACATGCAAGGCAAGGGATTCACGACATTTGTTGCGGCTGCCGACCATAAAGGCAGTCGCGCATTACCATTCATGCGCCCCGCACTTGACGCACAGGCTGAAGCTGCTGTCGTCGCTACAGGCGAGTACATCCGTGGCAGACTGACCGAGCAGGGCATCAACATTCCAGACTCAGGAGACGAGTCGTGAGTGGTGTAGCAATAGCTCAATACAAGTTGGCAAACTCGGCAAACCTCATCGCCGTGGTTCCTGCCGCACGCATTCAAGCGAGCGTATTGCCACAAGGCACTGCACTACCACTCATCTCCGTGTCGCAAATATCAAGCACGCCACTCAATCAGGTATCAAAGACAAGCGGACTAAATACGGATCGTGTGCAAATAACCGTCGAGGCGGCGAGCTACCCACAAGTGCGCCAAATACTCGCATTGGTGCGCGCGGCACTGCCGTACACACGGGCTACCGTCAACAGCATCGCTTGTGATAGCATTGTTCCAGACACCGAGGGGCCGGACGGCTTCGACAGCAACTTGATGTGCTATTTTCAGTCGCAAGACTACATAATTACTTGGAGCGCGTGATGCCAACCTGTGCAAAACTTCCAATATCGCACGCGGTACGCGATTTGAAAATAACGGTACGCGTTACAGGTGTGCAAGTGTTCCGTGCGCGCATGTGGCTCGGCGTTAAGGTCATGCGCATCGGCGCGTGGATTATTGGATGTTACTTTGAGGTGAAATGACATGACTACAAAATGGAACCCTGACGGTATCTGGCAAGGCGAGACGGTCGCTATTCTTGGCGCTGGCCCTGACATGACTGAAGAGTTGGCGCAGACTGCCAAAGGTTGCAAGACTATCGCGGTCAACCGTGCTGTCAAATTCGCGCCGTGGGCGGACATGTTTGTAGCACTCGATCCGCACCACCCATTTTGGGAAGAGAAAGACAAGCTCGGCTTCACCGGCATTTGTGTTCTAGGTGTCGAGCATGGGGACTATGATGCGATGTACGCTGGCATGTTCTACGAGCGCGTTGGGGACTTGGAGATACGCAACAACGCGCTGGCAGCGTTCCGCATCGCTATGCGCTCAGGCACAAAGCACATCAAACTGATCGGCTTCGACACCGCGCGGTACGAGGAAATTCACGCTCATACAGGCTTCCGTGGGCTGACCGAAGGTTTGAAGCAGATGATCGCCGAGGCGCGTGCCGCAGGTGTGACGGTCGAGCAGATTGACTCCGAGGTGCAGAAGCCCGGCACTCGTCCACCACGTCGCGGCGAACTGGTTGATGTAAAGACTTTCCCACAAGTTAAGAAGCCCCCTAGACAGGGTTGAACGAATCGTGTATTTTGCGCGATGAAGTAGTATCATATTTTTAATGTTCGTGCCGTGAGGCATAACCATCCACGAAGGAGAAAATCATGGCAGGACGTACAGTAGTCGGCACTATCTCAGGCGCAACGCTGGCAATCAGCGCATCGCTCCCCGCAACATACGACGCAGCGGGGTATGGGGCGACCACCCTCACCTACACCGCTATTGGCGAGATTGAGAACTTTGGCAATCACGGCATGACTGCGACGATCACCGAGTTCACACCTATTGCGACCGCTGTTGTTGCAAAGATGAAGGGTTCCAAGAACTACGGCACGATGGCATTGACCATCGGCTCTATCCCGACAAATGCTGGTCAAGTAATCGTGTTGGCTGCGTCCGAGTCCAACAACCACTACAGCGCGAAGCTGACTTACCCGGATGGCGAAGTTCACTATCTGGACGTATTGGTCGCCAAGCACGAGTTCCAAGATGGTGCAGTGAACGACCCAATGAAGCTGAGTGTTGATTTGGCGATCTGCCGCGCACCAGTAATCGTCGCTGCTGCATAAAGAGTACCGACCGGCCCGTGTCGCCTTCGCAGGTCGCACGTGGTCGGCACGGGCAGTACGTTTCATATTTTAATCTGCGAAGGAGTTTTAAATGGCTGACATCCGTAAATTTGCTGTTGCACAAACCGCCCGTCTGCACCTGCGTGACGCTTCCGATGAACTGATGATGGCTGGCGAATTGCCAATGGCCGTCAACCTGTACGGGCCCGGCTCGAAACAGTACGGCAAAGCAACTGCCGCGCAACAGAACCGCGTGATCGACAAGCTGAAGCGTAAGGGCAAGACTGACCAGACCGCAGAAGAGAAGTCGCGCGAGAATGCTGAATTTTTGGCGGACTGCACCGAGTCGTTCGAGAATGTTGAGTACAATGGTTTGGCTGGCCGCGAGTTGGCTATTGCAGTATATGGTGACGCTGAGATTGGCTTCATCGCTGACCAAGTGGCAAAACACCTCGGTGATTGGGGTAATTTTACAAAGCCCTCTACGAAGAACTAGAGACATACGTTCGGCATCTGGCGTGGCTCAACGCTACGCCAGATAAGCGAGAGGGCGACAAGAGTGCAACACCGAACAAGCCGCGTCGTGAGCAGTACGGCGGCAGTCCTGAGATGCCAGACTGTGAAGGTCTGCACATCGTTGGACACTTGATAGATATTGGTGTGAGCATGGGTGAACAGCCCGTCACATTTGGTGAGATTGAAAGTTGGCAGCGGCAAGTCGGCATTGACTTGGAACCTTGGGAGACTCGATTCGTGAAACGCCTGTCAGAAGCCTACATGAGCGAATCGCACCGTGCCCGCAACCCTGACTCCGACGCACCGTGGTCTGACGCGCCATATTCCGTACAACACCGCAATGCAGTTGCAAACCATCTCAAGACAATGCTACGGGGGATTGCATAATGAGGGTGGGTTCGCTGCAAATCGAAATCATGGCCGGAATTGCCCGGCTTCAAAAGGACATGAACGATGCACAACGCATCGTCGGTTCTTCGATGGGGCAAGTCGAGCGATCCGTCGCCAGTGCCAAACGCGCGATGCAAGCGTTGGGTGTCGGCATACCTGTAGCAATGATTACCGACCAGATACGCCGCATGTCCGACCAGTACACCAAGTTGGACGCACAGCTACGTCTCGCAACAAAATCCCAAGCACAGTACGCGCAAGGAATGTCCGACGTTCGGCGCATCTCTGCCATCGCGCAATCTGACATATCCGCCACATCCATGCTCTACACTCGTCTGATGAACGTCATGGACGGGACGGGCGTGTCGCAAGCAAAGTTAGCAACTGTGACCGAGACTATCACATACGGTCTTAAAGCATACGGTGCGACCAGCGCAGAGGCCGCGAGTGCGGCATTGCAACTGTCACAGGCGATGGGCGCTAACCGTCTAGGCGGCGAAGAGTTCCGTGCCGTCATGGAGGCTATGCCAAACGTGATGAAGGTGCTGGCGAACAGCATGGGCGTACCGTTGGGCGAGTTACGTGCGCTATCCATCGCTGGCAAGATAACGGCGGACGAGATGGTCAAAGCGTTTGGTGATCCTGCCATCGCGGAGCAATTCAAACAATTGGCACTCAAGGCGCAGACTATCACTGGCGCATGGACAGTCGCACGCAACGAGATGATGTTGCTGGTCGGTGAGTTTATGAAGTCCAGCGGCACTACGTCGGGCATCATTGCATCGTTCAATGCAATAGGCACAGTATTGCGACTCATGGTTGACAATTTGGGGCTTATCACTAACGCGGTATTGGCTTACGCGACTGTCATGGCGGGCAAGCTCGTTGTGGGTCTGGTGCAGGCTAAAGCCGCGCAGATGGCGCTAAATGCGGCAAACGCAGCGACAGCCGCATCAAATGTTGCAATGGCTGATGCCGCCGTATTTGGCGCACGTGCCAACCTAGCAGGTGCGGCAGCGGCGGTTCGCG